GACTCGATGCATGCCGAAACCGGAGAATCAGCTCGGAAGCTTGGGCCGATAGCTGTACTGAATCAATAGCCATGCCTGAAAATTTCGATAAATGTGTCAAAAACGGTGGAGATGTGCGGACGGTCTCGGGGCCGGACAAGCACTTCGACCTTAAGGAGGGTGAGTACCGCAAGGTGTGCTGGAAAAATGGCGAAGCCGTTTGGGGGCATAAGGAGAGGAAGAAAAAAGATGGCTAAGTATCCTCTTCAGATATGCTGTGATCACTGCAAAGAGGTGGTCATTCTGGTTTGGGAGCCGATTCCGGGAGATACAAAGCTCAGTAAGATATTTCCCCTGCTGGATACTCCTTTTTCTGTTCACGATAAAGTTGGGCGATGCTCTGTTTGTGGCAAACACTCATGTGCGGAAACAAGCACGCTTGTTAACCCTTTGGGCTTCATTGGCAAGATAGTCAAAGCAGAAAAGAGCGAAAATGGAACAGCTTAAGGCTCTTATTCAGAAGCTCATGCGCGAAGGCTTTTACGGCCGGCTCACCATCCACTTCAAGGCTGGGAGGGTTTTGCAAGTGGATAAGTTCGAAACTTTGAAAATGGAGTGAGTATGGCCTACTATATTGATAATGTACGCTACAAGCCTTCTGAAATGACCTGGGATTTGATGTGCAAAGCAGGGACTCTATATGTCTCAGAACGTGACGATGATGCTTTGCCAGAACAAACAATGGAACAAGTCGATAAAGCCCCAAATCAGATATTAGAAAACCTCGGATGCTTTAGGAAGAACTCGATATTAAAAGAAGTATTTTTTTATTTGTTTTGTCTTTCTGTTCCATTTTTTATTGCATCACCTTTCTTTGTTTTAGAATATTTGTTTTTGAAATAATCAGCTCTTTCCCATAACCCGCAGTAGCGGGTGCGATTAGCGGCCAGGAAAAGACTTCAAGCCGTCAGAGGGATTCGTCCCTTTGGCGGCTTTTTTATTGGCAAACGGGCACGCCGCCGGTGCCCATGACTTCAGCCGAAGAGCCACGGGGCTTAATTGCTCACTTTGGCCGGTGAGCGGGTGGAAGCCGCACCCACAAAGGCAGACACGGCAGAGGACGGGCGAAGACAGAAAACGGGCGAACTCGGAGGATTTATGAACGAGGATTTTCAGCATGGTCCCGCCGCCGGGGATCGAGAGAGCGCGGGTGTGTCTCAGGAGCAACAGGGGCAACAGCAACATCAGGAAGGACAGCAACCCCAAGGGGCGCAAACGTCTGAGCAAGGGCAACAGGCTCAGCCAGGCGGGCAGCAACAAGACCAGGGGGCGCAGATGCAACAGCCCCAGCCTCAGCCCCAGCAGGTGCCTCTGAATGTGGTCAAGGCCTATCGGTCTGAGCTTCAACAGGCACGGCAAACCATCCAGCAACAGCAGCAACAGTTGCAGCAGATGCAGCAGCAGCCACCGCAGCAGGCTCAGTCCAGCCAGCAAGCCGATCCCTTCCAAGACCTCGACGATGAGGATGTGTTGACCGGGGCAGACTTCAAGCGCTGGGCCAAGACCATGATGCAGCAGCAATCCCAGCCTCAAGCTCAGCAGCAGCAGCCGCAAATGCAGGGCATGCAGCAATCCGGCTTTCAGCAACAGCCAATGCAGTCCATGCAGGGGCCACAACAGATGCAGCAGCCGGGCATGGGGCCAGGACAGCCTGATCCCATGGAAATGCAGATGCGGCAGACACACTCGGACTATGACGACGTGATTCAAAACCACCTTCCGCAGGTCATTCAGCAAAACCCCGAGGCGAAGCAGGACATTGCCTTTGCCTACCAAGCCTATATGGCCGGGATGCCGAATAATCTGGCGCAGCTCGCCTATGAGTGGGGCAAGACCTCGCCGACCTACGGGCAGCAGCAGCAAAGTCAGCAGATGAGTCAGCAGGCGCAGCAAATCCAGCAAAACCTGCAAAAGCCAGGCTCACTATCACAGGCGGGAGGTGGCGGAGCAATGGATAGATCCAACTTTTACGCCACCGCGAGCGATGAGGAAATAGAGCGCCGAGAGCGTGAAGTCCTCAGCGGTGGGTAACTCAAACAGGAGTGTAACTCATGGCTGAGAATATTACCACCACCACCCAAGTAGACCCGGGAGTCGCAACTTTCTACGACCGCGTGCTCCTGCGTCGGGCTAGGCCGTATCTGGTCCATGGGATGTTTTCCCAAAAGCGGAATCTGAAGCGGAAATCCGGCAACACTATCAAGTTCCGTCGGTACTCGGCCCTGTCCACGGCCACGACGCCGCTCTCTGAGGGCGTTACCCCGTCCGGGCAGCGTCTGAGTAAGACCGACCTGTCAGCGACCGTCAGCCAGTACGGCGACTATGTCCATATTTCTGATTGGGTTGACCTGACGGTCGAGGATGCGGTGCTCACTGAGACTGCCGGTCTTCTGGGCGATCAGCTCGGCGAGACCCGGGACGAGCTGTGCCGGGACGTGCTTATTGCCACGGCCTCAACTCAGGCCGTTTCTGGAGTTCTGGGCCGCAGCGACATCCGCACGGCGGTCAAGACCCTGCTGGGCAACAACGCCCGCATGATCTCTAATCTGATCCCGGCCGGCCAGGGGCAAGGTACTACGCCGGTGCGCCCGGCCTATTGGGGTATCCTGCACACTGACCTTGTGGACGATTTGGAGGATATTACCGGGTTTAAGTCCACAGCCGAGTATCCGAGGCAAGAGCCGGTCATGCAGGCTGAGTGGGGCGCGACCGACAATGTGCGGTGGCTGCTGTCCACCAAGGCCGATAAGGACACCACGGCCAGCCCTGACGAGTACGATGCTCTGATCATCGCTCAGGACGCCTATGGCGAAACCGAAATTGAGGGCAGCTCGCAGAACATCGTCAAGGCCTTCGGGCAGTCCGGGACCAGCGATCCGCTTAACCAGCGGGCAACTAGTGGCTGGAAGATGACCTATGTGTGCCGAATATTGAATGATTCTTTCTTGCTCAACCTGACGGCCATCAACCACAGCTAACGCGAGCCGGGCGGGGCTTAGGGCCTCGCCCGTAAATGGAGAAAACAACCATGATGAAGGTAGGCTACTTCAAAGCTGACGGTAATGCCGTCAATGTCGAATGTGGCTTTAAGCCGCAATTCGTATACTTGGTCAACCTGACAGACCAGCTCTACTGGATACTGTTTGGTGACCAAGAGTGCGTCAAGGGAACCATGACGGGCGGTGAGGCCTTAGCTGCTGACTCGGATGCCATTTCCACCTATGACAGCGCTTCTTTCTCCGAGACAAGTAGTGTTGTCTCGGCCTCGGGCTATCAGGGATTCACCGTCAACTCAGACATAATGTCTGATGATGATCTGTGTTACTACTTTGCTGTTGGTAACATCTTCGAGGAAGACCACGGCGACCAGGCGTAACTGACAACCGGGAGGGGGAAAGCCCCTCCCGTACCGGAGATTGCCTTATGAAAAGGATTTTTTGGGGCCTTGGGTTGCTTCTGCTGGCCATGTTTTTCCTCGTGGCCTGGAAGTCTATATCCCAAGACACGGTCTTTACAGGGAAAACTCACTTTGACGGCCCCGTATCTTATGACAGTAAGACGGTTAGTGATGCCGGGCCAACAGATGATGTTGATGTTGAGGGGGTCAATATTGTTTTTATTGACACGTCTTCAAACAACGTGACTATCGGAGGCTTTGTTAACGGTCATAAGGGGCAGGAACTTCTTGTGGCTATAACAGATGCAACTAATAACGCCACCATAGAAAATAATGAGGGGGGTGGCGACCAGGACATTTTTCTCTCCAGCGGTGGTGATGAGGCCACCGATACTGCCTACGGAGGGTGGAATCTCGTTTGTGATGGTAGTGACTGGTATGAAGTTGAACAATAAATCACGAGGACTTTTATGCCTAAGCAAAAAGACGGTAAAATCGAACCGCTTGAAGCCAAGACGCTAGAACAGCGGATGCAGAAGGGTTTTGAGATGGAGGTCAACAAGGAATATGTGGACGGCATTGAGTCCACAACCGTCCAGTTTATGAACCTGGAAGACCCCAACGTGCCTTTGGAGTTCACCTTTAACCGGGGGGCCAAACGGGGCCAGACGACTCCGCACAAGTACATTCTTTACTCCGGGCGTGTCTACACCATGCCCAAAGATGTCGCTGATCATATCAACTCCAAGGCTTATCCCATTTATGAAAATACCTATGACGCGGAGCAGCAGCAGTACCGTTCGGTGATCACCGGCATGCGGCCCCGGTTTACCTGTCACCCGGTGCAGCAAAAGAAGAAACAGCAACAGTCGCAGCAGAAGATTGAGGCACCGGCACAATGACCTGGAATCTGACTGCCATACGTTCCAAGGTGCGGCACCTGACCGGGAAGCGTTCAACGAACCAGTTAAGCCAAACTGACCTGGATACGTATATCAATACCTATTATCGGGACATCTTTCCCTTGCGGGTGCAGCCGAGGGAGCTGTGGCAGTACAACACCACCTTCACCACGACCGCCGACCAGGGGGAGGACGACTTGCCGTCTGACGTGCTCGTTCCGGGTACGGATTGGCGAGTTGATACCTCCTCCAGCGGCCTGGTCGAGCTATGGTTTACCTACGACAAGGACACCTTCTTTGGCCTCTATCCGGATCGGGCTGGCAGCTCAAACCAGCAACCAGAAACGGTACTCTACTACGCGGACAAGCTCTGGTGGGGACCAACCCCGGACGACGCCTACACTATCCAGTTCAGCTACCTGAAGAGGCCCGACGCCCTCTCTGCTGACGGCGATACTCCACTCAAGGAGCTGTGGGGTTTGGCTATTTCCTACGGGGCGGCGGTCCAGATACGACTCGATGACCGGGATTTTGAGGCGGCGAGTTCTTTGGAGGAGGTCTTACAGTATCGAATCAGCGACATAAAGGCCGGGCAATATCTCAGCATGGCCGGGAAACGTGCAATACCGAGGTTTTAAAACATGGCTTTCGATCAAACAGTACCTGCCGGCTCAAAGAAGATTAGACTTTCGGATGAGCTGATTCGGGCAAACTGGGCGGCCTTGGAGACGGCAATCTCCGAGGGGCACGAGTTCGCCACTGGCGGCAACCAGACCGGCAAGCACGTCACTCCGACCTGGAAGGATAACGGCGGAGCGCCGGCCAGCGACCCGTCCGGCAACGAACGGAAGCTGTATAACAACGGCGGGACGATGAAAATTCGGGACAATGGAGGCACGGATCATATACTCGCCCCCATTGAACTGAACACCGTGATGGTCTTCAAACAGAATAGTGCCCCGACAAAATGGACGTTTAAGAGCGAAGACAATGATCGGACGTTACTGAATACATCGACTGAATCTGAGGGAGGGGATACCGGAGGAACGTGGACAATCTCAGGCTTCGGTGGAACTACGGATGGGCATACTCTTACAGTGTCGGAAATCCCCGCACATGATCATGACATCACCTGTACCTACAACACAGGAGCTAGCGGCTCTGTTCCTAGGGCATCTAATAGTTCTGCTACCACAGGATCGACAGAGTCTACTGGAGGCGGAGGTTCTCATAGTCACGATATAAGCGACACAAACATGAGCCATGACGGCTCTTGGCGTCCTTCCTACGTCAAGGTAATAACCTGCACAAAGGACTAATTTATGTTTAACTGCATCTTTGATAAGTGCCCTAAGAACTCAGAGGAATGTCATTTATGGTGGGAGATGCCTTGGGAGAATACTGAAAGTGGAGAGGTCAGGACTAGAAAAGGCTGTATACTCTCTCAGGAGTTTAGTCTTCCCATAATTCAAGCTATAGTAAGGGCTGCCCATACATCTTCAGAGGAGTCCTCGAAGGTCAACAATAACCTCCTCAATGGCTTAGTGGACATTGCTAATATCATGGTCAAGGAAATCAGAACTCAGGCAGCTATAGAAAATGACGAAGATAAGCATAAGACAGCCGAAATTTCCTCTTAAAAAAGAGAGATTCTCTGATGAAGGTACTTATCAAGAAGTACGTCAGGTTACTATTCAACTTAATAAGATGCGGCAGGACATAGTGGAGGAGATTCTTGATATTAGAGATATTTTAGCCATAACAAAGAGTGCTCTAAGCTCTGATCCTGATGATCCAGATACTAATAACTGTGTAATATGGCAGAGCGATGGAACTGGGAGTGGGGATGATGGGGATTTGATGGTTAAGATAACAGATAGTAATGGAACTACTAAGACAGGAACACTTATAGATTTTAGCTCCTTGTAGGTGTGATAATGCCTAACTCAGATTTTCAATATAAGACTATCCAGAACCTAATTGGAGGCTTAGACACCTCCGTTCCTGGGGATATGCTTGAGGATAATAAGTCTCCAAACTTAGAGAATGTCTTTCCGGATAAAGGTATTCTTAAAGTAGATACGGGTTATCAGGCTTTCGGGTCTACGGTAACAGGTTATCCTCAACTTTGCGTGCAGCTCTTCTATAAGAGTGGAACTAGTGATTTAATCCTTATAACTACTACTAGATGCTATAAGTGGTCCAACAGCGAGTGGCAATTTGTAGGGGGAGATACTACTACGACACTTTCAGCTAATGCCTCTACAAGTGATACAGATATTGATGTAGCTGATGATTCAGGTTTCTCAGATGGAGATAATATCTGTATTAAGTTAGATAATGGAGGTCAACATTGTACTACTGTAAATGGAGCACCTTCTACGAATACGATTACTCTGACTGATGCAATGCCTTCAGATGCTACAAGCGGAAATGCTGTTATTGAACCTGCCGAATTGGATGGAAACAGGGAGAATCAAGTAAACTTTGCTCAATGGGTGGCTGGAGATATTCTTATAGTTACAAATAATAGAGACAACGTAAAGCAGTTCGATGGGGATACACTTACGGATGTTTCTAATCTCCCTTCGGGTGGGAACTGCAAGGCTACAAATGTCTACGTCTACAACAACTATCTTATGTTGATAAACACTACAGAAGGTGGAACAAACTATCCCCAAAGAGTGAGATGGTGTGATACAGGAGACATTACAGATTGGAGCAGTGGAAACGCCAGTTACGAGGATCTTTATGATAAAGAGGATTACTGTCTTGCTGTACTTGCCCTTGGTCCGTACTTGTATATCTACCGAGAGCGATCCATTTATAGATGCTCCTATGTCGGTGCTACAGATTTGCTATTTGAGTTTGAACTGATGGTAAGTGGAGAAGGTGTAGTAAGCAGTCAGAGCGTGGCTGACGTAGGAGACTGGCATCTCTTTTGGGGAAATGCTAATATCTATAGATATGATGGAGACTTTAGTATCCGTCCTATGGCGGATCATATCTATTATAAGATTTTTGGAACTGACGGAATGGCTAGTCCTTCTTATGCAGGAAAGACTTTTAGTCTCTATGTAGAGGAGTTGGATGAGATTTGGTTCCTATTTCCCTCTACTGGAAGTGAGTATCCTGATACACTTCTTAGGTATAGTATCGTCACAGATGCAATATTCCTAAGAGAGTTTCAGAATGACTTTCTTGGATACGGCTTCTACTCCACTACTAATGCTAGGACCTGGAGTGACCTGACGGGGAGTTGGCTTCAGCAGGGATGGACTTGGAACTCGAAGAGGATTACTAGTTCTTCGCCTATTACTCTACTATGTTCTAACAGCCCTCAGCAGGTCTATCAGTATGACTATACCTC